GTAAAAGGCTTCGTTGAGACTAAGAAAGCAAAGGCAGATTTAAAACTTACTGAGATAAAAGCAACTAAGGCTTTGAAAGAGCAACAGATAGCAGGAAAAGTTGCGTGGGAGGCATCAGCCGTAGACCAAATGAAAGGGTCGTGGAAAGACGAGTTTGTTTTACTAGCTTTGATGATACCTGCAATTTGTAGCTTCCTACCCTTTATGCAACCACATATAGAAAGAGGGTTTCAGATTTTAGAAACTTTACCTGAGTATTATACTCATCTTTTATATTTGGCCTGTTCTGTATCTCTAGGGGTTAGAGCAGCACCTGGTATCAAGGGCATGATTAGTAAGAAAAAATAGGAGTAAACTATGGTAGATGTAATTAAAGATGAACTGATGGAACGAATTAAGGAGCATGAAGGCTATAGACTAGACCCCTACTTATGTACAGAAGGATTCTTAACAGGGGGCTATGGTCACCGCATTATGGATGGAGAAGATGTACCTACAACAAAAGAAGGTTGGGATAAGGTATTTGAACAAGACTTTAATAAAGCATGGGATAGTATGGAAAGATTATGTGCTGATAATAATTTAGATATACCTTTAAAAGCTCAGGGAATATTGTGTGAAATGATTTTCCAAATGGGAGCTACAGGTGTCAGTAAATTTAAGAACATGATTCTTGCTCTACGAAACCACTCGTTCAGAGTAGCCGCAGCCGAGATGCTAGATAGTCGTTGGGCAAAACAAACCCCAAACAGGGCAAGAGATTTATCTTCCCGAATGGAAGAACTAGCTAGTTAATCTATTTAATAGTTGTTGGGTACTATTATAAGAATGATTGTACTCATTCTTTAAATGAGTTATCACTGCTTTGAGTATATGAGGTAAGGGTATTAGTAGTTTCTTATCTTGTGAATATGGCTCGTTAGTCCCATACTTCTTTTTAAAATCTTCTATTAATGCTTTTGTATTAATAGTTTCCTCATCCCAATAAAGATTACCATCGGTTCTCCAGTAAGAAATTTTACAACTATATAAAACAAATGCCTCTTTATTTTTTGATGAAGTTTGGTGAGATGTTGTCATTGATTTCTGTAAGTCCTGCTAGTAAGTTAATAAGTTTTTGAACCTCAATAAAAGGTCTATTGGCTAAGTATTGTAGTAGAGTATTTCTCTGCTCTTCACTTATCACATAGTTCTTTTGTTGAGGTTTTTCATTTTCAGCTTTTGTCATGTATTTCTCCTGCTATTGCAATGTATGCAGCTCCGTCTGTATAACTATCGGAACTACTTCCTGTTGTTGTTCTAGCTATCTTTAATATAGCCATCATCATAGCTACCTGTTCTGCATTTATATTACAATCTGTGTATGCAGACCACATCTTAGCTATCTTATCATGGAGTATCTTCTTATCTCCATAAGCCTTTGCTCTGTCTCCAGAGACTAATCTTGATGCATCACTTAGTATGTCTTCAGTTTTCATTTATCTTCTCCTTATAATTATCAAAGTTAATTAGTTTTGCAATGGGTATTAAGTACCCCCAAGAGGTATTACTATCCCCTCCCGGAACTGATTTAAAATTATTAGCATCTATAATACTTCTTAAATCATCTGTCTTTACTGTTAAATTAAAACAAAATCTATCGCCGCTATAAAAATTTATAGTCCACCATTCAGCTTCTGTTTTTCTAATACCACTATCTTTTCCTCTGCTCTGATACTCACAGTAGTGGTTGCCTGTGGTAATCCACTTATCTCTTTCTGATTTTACTTCTGTCTTCTGACCTTCTTGTATTTCTCCAACAACCACTTCACCTTGTTTGCCCCACTCTAGGTCATGTTTAAAGTTAGAATTATGTTTCATAATATTACTCCTATCTAATAATATTGATTTATAATCTTACCCAATACTTTAATTATTTCTTTCTCTTCTTCTCTAACTAATTTACAACTATATTCATCCATTTCATAAGCACTAATCATACAATCTAAACTACCACAACTAGGACATCTTTCCATATCTTGTTGTTGTTCATCTGTAAGTTCGTAAGGTGCTTGAGGATTCTCAGGTTTGTTTGTAGGGTAAATAATTTCAACATTAGATTCATCTTTGATTTTAACATCAGGATATTTATCTTTGAACCATTGCATACATTTTTTATGCCTATCTTTCATTCATTAATTTAGATTTTTTACATCTAAATATTTTGTTAGGTCAATGATATTACTTTCATCTGTTTCTTTTATAAACTCTTTTGCATCAGTGATATCAATATTATCCATCTTTGCAGAAAGCTCAATACCTCTTTCATAAAAAGGGTCGGGGTCTTCTAAGACAGCCTGTGCTACACCTAGAGCTACAAGCTTACACATTTCTTTTTCAGGAGTATCGGCGATATAATCAGTAGTTAAACCTACTGCAAATTTACCCTTGGTATGGGGTTTGATTAGTATGACAATGCCGTCATCTATCTTACTCTTTTTCTTTGTCATTATTGTTTCCTCTATCTGCTACATGAGTATACCAATAATATCTAGGACTTTTAGAACGAGGTTTGCCTTCACTATCGAAGACTTGCTGAGGCAAGTATTCTATCTTATCACCCCAACATTCTTGTTTAAAAGAACAAAAACTGCAGACACTATCTAACACTCTATTACCTGTTAGTTTATTCCTATACTTTTCTTCTACATCAGTGAAACATCTTTCAAATGGTTTATTTTCCATTAATGCTTTGATGTTATCCTCTGCTACTTTTAATGCTTCTTTTCTATGTTCTGCATCGTTTTTAGGTGGAGATACAATGCACATTTCTCCAGTTGATTTATTAATAACAATCCAACCACCAAACTTTTTATTCTCTGCATCGGCATATAAATATCCTTGAGACTTATATCCGAATACATCTTTATCAACAACGGCATCAAAGCCCATAGAGAATTTATTTTTAAACGACCAGTCACTAGCAGATTTAATATCATAGATTTTATTATCTATCTCTACATCATAAGTTCCTGTCAGTCCTGTTTCAAAATATTTGCTAGGCTTAGATACTTGTTTCTGTTCACTATCAACAGTGGTTCCAGATGCCTTTAATAAAAGCATTGTAATCGCTTCTATCATATCTCCGAATAGAAATCTTAACTTACTATTGTAAGGCATATCTTCTCTTTTAGCACCAGATTTTTCCATTTGTAATTGGCATAAAGGTTTGCCAATCCCTGACATTCTAACTCTAAAAGAAGTATCTCTTTTTTCTTTGAATTGTTTTCTGATTGCTTTCTTACAGTCTTCCCCAAACTGCTCGATAAGTTCTTCGCTGAGAGGCACAGGCGATTTTTCCGCCTGTACCAAAAAGTGTTTTATTTTATCTAGTATGTCGATGTTCAAGCGTTAGTAACCTTAGATACCGAAGCAGTATCATCAGCATACTTTTTTAAATGAGCATGATATTTTCCCATGACCTGTTCGTTCTTGGCTTCAATATCATTTTTAAATAACTGATAGGCTCTGCCATCATCACTATCCTCTAGTAAATTAGCAGGGACATCTAGTGAAGTTATCTTACCCAATTTAATATTGTAATAAGTTATTCCCCCATTTGTTTTTTCCTCCGTACTCAACTCTACCTTGTTAGACCAAAGGATACCTTTATTAGATAATAAAGAATCAAGATTGCTCATGACTACTGCATTACCACCTGCATATTTTATTTGAACGGGATATTGTTTTAAGGTAATTTTATCTCCCTTAGAACTCTCACCTTTCATGTCCATTAAACCATACATAATTCTATAGAACTTTGTATTGTTAGCTTTCTCTTTTTGGTCGGGTGTTAAGTCAGCCCTGTTCTTAGCAGTGACGTACCCACACTTGGTAGTTCCTAATGTATCGAAAGCTTCTTCGCCAAACGCTACCAAGATTGATTCAGCAGAAAAAGTTTTCTCTTTATTATCCCATGTCATATACTGATTTCTTTTCATAAAAGGTCTGAAAGAAATAGTAGGTGCATAGATAAACTGTTCGGTGTCTTTATCCCACACATTGTAGCTACCCAGATGTTGTGTGATTTTATCATCGT